TGGTCGAAGCCGCGCGGTGCGCGCCCGCCATGTCCGCCAGCAGGCTTTTCACCTTGGCCAGGCGGCGAGGCTCCCACTTCACGGGGAAGCCATCGTCCTCCGCCCGCTTCACCCAGCGCAGGAAATCCATGTGGATCGCCTCGAGTGTGAGGATGCCCGTCGTGCCCGCCGAGGCCGTGCCGCCCTTGCTCGAATCCTCCCGCACGATCTCCCCCGCTTTGATCGATTTTTGGAGCTCCACCGGAGAGAGGTTTTCGGTGCGGGCCTTCTCCAGCCATTCCTGCGCATCGTAGGAATTCTCGCAGAGCTTCGCCGCCACGAAGGCATGCGCATCGCTCGGCGCCGAGGGATGCACCCCATCGAGCTTTTCCAGCGCCTCCGCCGCCCGTAGGTCCTTGAATTCAAATTCCAGTTGCCGCTCGGCTTGGGCCACGACTTCATCGCCGAATTGCCTGCGGCCCTCCATGCGCCAATCCGCCATCCAGCGGAGCGACGAGCCGCGCGCGGCGTGGACATAGCGGCCGATCTGCTCCCATTCCTCCTGGGAGGGCGGCCGGGTAAAAACAAGAGCCCCGCGTGAAAATGTGCAGAGCCCTTCGGGTAGGGTGAGGGTGGTGTTGTTGTTCATGATTCTATCGTTTTTCCCAGGCCTTGATTTGTGCATCGCGGAAGGTCCGCCTGGAGCTTTCGGCCTTCCGGAATTTGAAAACGCCCAGCCGGATCTTGTCGGCCCACTGGGTCGTGTAGTGGCTGATGAGCGCGCGGGTGCAATCGATCTGCCGCGCGATCTCGGCTTGGCTGTGGATGCTGTTTGCCTCATCGAGGCCCGCCGCGAAGATCAGCCCGTAGACTTTGGCGCGGATGTTTTTGCACGGACGGGTGAATTCCGAGAGCACCTTCGAGAGGATTTGGGCGACTTCCCAATCCACGCTCTCCGAGAGGGCGGCATCCTTGTATTCCTTGATCCGGCGGGCGAGGGCCAAGCCTACGCCCATTTCCTCGCAAATGAGATCCACCTCCGTGTCGATCTCGCTCATGTCGTCGTAGTAGTGGGGCTCGCGAATCATAGGGCGGCGAGCTCGGCGCGCAGCTTCGCGAATTCCTCGGCGGCCTCCGCTTGGGTGAGCCGGCGGCCTTGGGTGCGCATCCGGCGAGGTTTTGGGGTTGGGGGCGTTGGCTTCGCCAGGAGTTTTTGGGCGGTGGCCAAAAGCTCGGTGGCCGTGGCGAGGAGTTGGGCGGCGGTTTTTTCGTGATTCATAGGTGGGTTAGGGTTTCGAGGGGGAAATGGCGGCGCATTGCCAGAGTAGCTCCACGGTGGCCATCTGCGCGTGCTGATAGCATTCGTGACACACCGGCCCGAGGTCCGGATCCAGCAGCTTTGAGACACGGGCCTCGCCCGCCGCATCGCAGACCAGGCACAAGCAGCCGACCTGGTCCTGGGAGAGTTCGAGGCTATTCATCGAAGTCCTCCCATTCCGCCCACCGCTGGCGCTTCTCGCGCATCCGCTGGATGCGGTCATACATATTCCGCTGGCCGAGGCAGTAGCAGGCGAAGCACGAGCCAAAGGCGATAGACCCCAGCAACACAGCCTCCCACGCGCTCATTTGGATTCCTCCTGCCGCTCGAGGTCGCGGATCCGATCGAGCGCCCGCATCACACGCATCAGGCGCATCTCGCTTTTGGGCTCATGCTCGTGCTGCCAATACTCCATTACCGAGGCGCGCACTTCTCGCGCCAAGGCGCGCCAGGATTCGCCGCCCTCGAGGTCATCGATCTTCATCGGGCCAACCTCCAGGTAAGCGCCGCCAGCACGACCGGCAGGGCGAGGATTTGGAAAAACTCGATGCCGTAGCCGAGGCACCGAACGATGGTTATATGGGTCTCACTCATTTTTTTGTTCAGGGTTGGGTTGCGTTGGCATCCGAAATCTCGCGAATCGCGGCCGTGTCGCGGCGCACGAGGTCGCGGAGGTATTCGGAAAAGCTGGAGTAGGTCCCATCGATCCGCCGAAGGGCTTGGGCGTGGAGTTCGGCCGGGATGCGGAATCCGATGAAGGGGTTGGCCGTGTCGTTTTGTTCGTCGCTCATGTGAGCTCACTTTATTTTCAAAGTGTGCTCACTTTGCAATCAAAGATTTTATCTGGCGGGGTATTCACCCCATGTTTCACGAAAGATTTCTCTTGACACCCGCATGGGGACTGGGTTTGCGGGCGAAATTATTTTTTCGGGGTGCAGCGCAAAAGAAAATAAAAGTTGCGGAATGCGTGCACTCGTTAAACAATTTTTAACGATATGAGCGCAGAAGAAAAATTCGTTGGCTTCCGGGCGGACCCCCGCCTTGTGGAGAAAATCAAAAAGCGTGCCAAGTCCGAACACCGCAGCCTAGCCGCCCACATGCGGTGGCTCGTCGAGCAAGATCTCGGAGGCGGGGGCGGTGGTTCTTTTTTTAAAGATGAACCCGGAGGAAACGATCCTGCGCCTCATGCCCGACGCTCCTCAATATCTTATCGCTCCAAAAAAATTAAAGGTCAATAATCGCGGTTTTATGAAGATCATCGGTGGCGTTTTGTCGTTTTTTATCGGGGCCTGCCTGCTTCATGCAAATGATGCCCCGAAGCAAGTCGCTTTGAAAGAAGCCACCGGTTTTATTACAGACCTTGGCCAGGTAAAGGCCACCGTTAAACTCCCCGAGGGGGCGATGGTCGATGTTTCCCAGGTCGCGGGAGGCTTGATTTGGCTGAAAAAAGGAAATGCCACGGCGAAAATGCGCGTGGAGCAAACGGATTTCCAAGAGCGCTTGGACGCCAATCGGGCGGAGAGGGAGAATCAGGAAGCCGCCGCGAGACAAGCCGAGCAAGCGCGCCTGGAGGCCGAAGCCGCCGAGGCCAGGCAAAAAGAAGAAGCCGCCGAAGCGAAGAGAAAAGACCTGATAGACCGCGCTGGCCCCAAGCCTGTCGTCTCGATCAGCCCCCTCGATGGCTCCGTGACGATCCCCAGCGCCATGACGCGCGGCATCAAAGAGCGGCTTAAAGACCCCGATTCTTTTCAACCCAGAAAAGTTCTCGACTTCGGAATTTATGAAAAAGACGGCATTGCCTGCTGGATCATCCAAATAGCCTACGCTGCGAAAAATAGCTTTGGCGGCTACACGCTCGGAACAGCCACCGCCTACATGCGCGGCAGCACGCTATTGGCTTTAGAGCTTGGTAAGGATTAGCACTTGCCCAAGATTTGACGGTTCCTTTGCGATTAAAGCACCCGATTGAGGGCGGCTAGGAGGGCAGCGTGGGCGGCGGGGGAGCAGTCGTCTTTTCGGCCGGGGGAGACATCGGCGTGGCGCAGGATGTTCGAGAGAGGGATGTGGTTTTCGCGCAAGATGGGGAGGAGATATTCGACGGCGGAGAGGAGGGCGTCCTCGCTGAGAGGCGTTTGGTAGGTGTCGCCTTCCCAGGCCATGCCGATGCTCCACGAGTTGGCGTCTTTGCGGCCTTGCCACTGGCTCACACCTGCGTGCCATGTGCGCTGGGTTGGGAGAGCGAGGGCGGTTCGTTTCCCGTTGCGAGCGATTATGCAGTGGTAGCTGACTTTGCTGACGGGGTCACAGCACCATGAGACGGATCCGGCGTAGGCTCCGCTCGTGTGGTGCAAGATCACATGGGTGGGCTTGATCACGCGGCCGGCGCTGATGTTGGGGGTGCGCTTGTTGGTTTGCTGGTAGTATTTCGGCTCGGGCTTGAGGGTGCCGGAGGTTTTGGCGGGCTTTGCTGATGGCTTCGCGGGCTTCGGCGCGGGCTCAGGCGCGGGCGCGGGGGATTGCGCTGGCTTGGGCAACATGAAAAAGCGGGCGAGGAGGCTGATCATTTGTCTTTGAGAGCCGGAAGGGTTTTTTGGAACTCGCCGAGGGCGTTCCAGAGGTCGCGGTTGGCGGCTTCGCCTTCGCTGAGGCGTGGCTCGAAGCGGACCGTGGCGCGGATGTGGAGCGTGCCAGCCTCGCCGATCCGGTCACCGAAGGGAGGCACGGGGACGGCCACGCACGAGGTGAGGAATGCCATTGCGAGGAAGAGCCAGCCGAGAATCATCAACACGGCGGCGACCTGTTTGGGGTTCATTATTTTCCTTTGCGGAAAATGTTGATCGTGCCGACTAGGCCGAGGCCGGCGGCGATGATCTGGTTTTGAAGTTCGGGCTCGATCTTCACGCCGAGGGCGACGGCGACGAGGATCAGCCCGCGCCAGGTGCTGTTTTCGCTGAGACGATCGAGGACAAAGAGGATTGCTTTCATTGCTTCGCGACGGGGTGTCAAAGGGTCAGGGATTGTGCCGGTCGAGTTTAGACTCGAGGCGGTCCATGATCGTTATGGCGCGGTTGGTGGTCTGCTGGTTGCTGGAAATCACTTCGAGCATTTCTCGGTTCGCGGTTTTGAGGTGGGTGACGAATTCCTCGTTCTGCTGGTCCATCTTCGACTCGACGCGCTCGAGGCGGCGGGTGAACCAGCGGAAAAGCACGCTGGCGAAAATGAGGCCGATCACCACGAGCGCGATCAGGTGCCAGGTGGCATCCTGTCGCGCGGCGTGGTTGACAAAGCTCAGGGCGGACTCGGGGGTCATGAGTTCGCCTGACTGATGAGGTGGCCTACGATGGCTGTAGTCGCGACCTGCGCGAGGCGCTCGGTATTCAAAGCCGAAACCTTCGAGAGTTCGCTCGATAGCTCGGAACGAACGGCTGATGCCACGGTAGCCGCTGAAGGGGCAGTGACTCCGGCGATAGCGGCCTCGAGGAGGCTTTGGTCTGCGGGATCGCTTGGCAGTGCGTCGGTCTTGGCTTTGATCGCGGCGACATCGCTGTTGGCTGGCTCGACATAGTCAGCATCGGCGAGGCGGCTGCTGATAGCGACATCCAGCTTTGAGCTGTTCGCATCGATTTCCTGACGGATCTCGACGGCTGTCGGTCCGCTGGCGCTTGTGAGCGTGCGTGAATTGTAGTCCCAGATATCAGCGGGAGTGACCGACGCCGGGGCGTTCGTGAGCGTGTCCACGGTGCCGCCGGTGATTTCCTTGGTGCTTGCGGACCATACGGCTGTTGCCACGGAGGCCGCGCTGGGAGCGGAAGCGGTCGGGATGCTGTCGATCTTGCCTCCGGTGCGCTCGAGGTCGCTGCGGATGGCTGCGACGAGGGCGATTTCGTCCACATTCTGGTTGCCGATGGCGCCGACGAGGGCGTTGAGCACGGCTTGTCCGTCGTTCTCGTTGAGCAAGCTGCCTTCCACGGCGGTGGCGATTTGCGCGGTGGTTGGCGGGGTTGTGTAGTCGGCAGAGGCGAGTCGGCTCGAGATGCTTTGGTCGATGCGTCCAAGCTCAGTTCCGAGTTCCGTGCGAACGGCTGTGGCGACCGCGCTGGCGCTCGGTGCGGAGGTTGGCGCGGTGTAGGCACTGCTGGCCAGACGACTCGACACGGAGGCGTCGAGGTTGGAAATCTCCGTGAGTTCGGTGCGGACGGCGGAGGCAACCGACGAGGCACTCGGCGCGATCGGGAGGTCGCCGGTCGTGAGGGTCGATCTGGTGCTGGTGGCGACATCCAAGCGCGAAAGTTCGGTGGATAGCTCCGTTCTTACCTGGCTGGCGATTTGGCTTGGCGTCGGCACGGTCGGTGCGTTGGTGAGGGTGTCAACCACGCCGCCGGTGATGGTCTTGGTCGAAGCTCCCCATACCGCTGTAGCGATTTCTGAAGCGGTGGGCACTGAAATGGTTAGGGTTCCGACCGTATTGTCAACGGGAGTTCCCATGGCCACCGCTGCCGGGCTTGGAACGGCACAGGTGCCAGTGACGACTCCTCCGATGCCATAGGGAGTGCCGCTGCGGACATCGCTGGCGGCGGGGAAGTTCGTCGCGTTGTCGGGGGTGACCAAATTTCGCTTTTGCAGGAGGGTCTGCGTGCCGACTTCGATGTAAGTCTGGTTGTTAAGCGCGGAGGCCCAGCGCCATGCGACATTGGCAATCGGGTTGACGCCGAATGTGGGCGAGATCAGGAATGGGCCGGTCAGCAAAGTGACTTGGGCTCGATCAGTTCCGCCGACACCAGCGGAAAATTCGCTGGCTTGGATGACTCCATCAATAAGCATGGTTCCCGTGGAGCTGTTGCTTGCGCCAACAACCCCAGCGACACTGCCTCCGGTGCAAATTCCCGTGATGTTCAGCGTGCCGGTGGAGGCGTTTCTAACTCCCTCTGCACCTGTTCCACCTGTGCAGTTGCCCGTGATGTTCAGCGTGCCGGTGGAGGCGTTTCTAACTCCCTCTCCGCCGGATGCGAAGCCTCCAATGCAATTTCCCGTGATGTTTAATGTTCCGGTTGAGGAGTTTCTTGCGCCATTGGCGTTAGCTGTTCCGCCGTTTACATTTCCAACAATAGAAGCTGATGTTCCTGCCGCTCCAGAAAAGACAACGGCTCCTGCATTTAAATTTCCTGCAAATGAATTTGCCGTCAGCGTGACGCCATTAGAAAGCGTGAATGAGCCGCCATTCGTTGCACCGTTTGCCGTATCAATCCTCACCTCGCCCGTCGCGCCGAGGTTGGTCGAGACATTGACCGTGATGGCGAATGAGTTTGCCATGAGGACATCGCCAGCGGCGAATGTGACAGCCGATGCCGTTCCGGCGGGAGCGGTCGCCCAGACATCGGCGGCGTTGATGTTTCCTGCCTTGCGGGCGTAATAGGTTGCCATGGTTTAGAGTCCTTTCGCGCTGAGGTAGGCTTGGAGGGCAGCTTGGATCGCGCCGATGGCGGTTTGCTCTTCGGCGCTGGCTTGTGAGAGCGATCCGAGGACGACGGCTTTGCGGTGTTCCAGACCGGCTTGCTCGACGACTCCATCTTCGATGCGTGTCGGGATGAGGGACATCGCCACATTCGCGTCGGGCTGGCCCTCGGGTTTGTAGAAGCCGGTGATGGCGAGGTTCAGCGAGTAGCGGTCGTAGGTTTTGCCGTCGATTTGGAGTGGAGTGGATGCTGTCATGGTGGTGGTTTTTTTGAGGTTTTTAGCTGTAGGAAAGGGAGGCGCGATTTGACCACGCGCCGGTGGCCGATGCTTCTTGGGATGTGGTTCCTGCTGAGTTGAAGATGGTGCGGGAGATTTCCCAGTTGGCGCTGTCGTAGACGCTGCCGGTGTATGGGAAGTCGGAGTAGAGGAGGAAGCCGAGGTAGGTGGTGGTGCCGTCGCTCGAGATGTCGAAGGCCCAGACGCGATCGGGTGCGTCTTTGGTTCCGGCCAATTTATACACCTCTCCCGTGCTGGGATTGCGCGAATAGAGTCGCCGGTCTGTGTGGTTCACACAAATTTCTCCCAAAGCCAGGTCGGAGGCGGCTGGGACTTTCGACGCTACGGTCGAGGATTTGGGCTTGATGATTGGGTTTGGCATGGGCCGGATTTTGATTTTGCGGAGTTAGACCCCCCGCTTGGCGGAGCGCTATGGAGCGCCCCGCCGGGGTTGCGGGTTTAGGGACTAGTAAGATCCGCCATCGATGGTCTGCTCGAGGCTGGAGAGTCTCGACTCGATGTCAGCCACATCGGCCTCGACGGCATCCAGTCGGCTGTCCGCGCTGGCGTTTTCGAGGGTGGTGATGCGGTTGCTGAGGCTGGTGTCCGCTGTGGAACGAGTGGAAGCCTCGGCATCCAGATTGGTCTGGACTGCGGCGATGTCGGACTCGAGGCCGGACACATCCGAAGCGCGGGCAGCGGCTTCGGCGGAGACTGCGGCGATGCGAGCGGATTCCTCGGAAACAATATCTGCTTCCGCTGCGGTGACGCGGGTGGTCAGCGCGGAGAGGTCGCTCGAGACGGTGTTGATCGAGGTCTGGAGGCCGGAATCGCCAGCGATGCGTGCGGTCTCTTCAGCGGCGATGTCGTCGTTGATAGAGAGGATGGCGGCTGCCAGGGCGTTGTCGTTCGTGAGATCGACCGAGTTGATCAAGCTGACGATTTCCGCGAAGCTATCCTTGTCGGCCGAGGAGGCGCTGAGGATCGCATCGATGCGGCCTTTTTCCGTGGTGATCTTGCCGTCCAAAGCGGTGTCGGCTGCTTCCAATGTCGAAACGGCGGAGCTGATCGCGGACTGGCGGGCGGATGTCTCGGCGGCGATGTCGTCAGCGAGATCGCTTTCGGCTGCTTCGGCGCGGGTGACTTCAGCGGCGAGGTTCGTGGTGAGCGTCGAATCCGCTGCTTCGCGTGCCGATTGCTCGCTTGAAACGGCGCTATCGACATAGGTCTTTTTGGCGAAGATGTGCTCGCCGCCGATTGGCAGGACGCCTTCGGCTGTGCCGATGAAGAGTGACTTGTTGAGCGTGTCGAATGCGACTTCACCAGTCTGCAAGGAGACGGGAGCGCCTGAACCGCGTTTGATTTTGATGATGGGATTGGCCATGGCTAATTAGGTGTTGGTGGTGGTTGGTTGGGCTGTTCGTGGGTGGGTGAGTTGTCAAAAATTGCCCGCGTCGATCACGGGGATCATGAGTGCGTAGGCGCTCGCGGTGGGTGACCAGCGGTAGGGCATGCCTTCATCGAGGGCCATGTAGAGGCGGTCGGGTTTTCCGATGCTCGGGAAGCTCGAGCGGTTCGGGTATTCGACGACAACGGCGGGGAGCGTGAGGTCGAAGCCGGAGAGGTCGAGCGTCTGCGTGAGGTTGGATTCGGTAATCGTTGTCATGCGTAGACGAGAGTCTCCCGGTTAGCCCACGAGCCGACGGCGGTGGCGGTGGCGAGGATTTGGCCGGCGGCGTTGAGGGTGCTGCGGCGGATGGTCCAGGTGGTGGCTGCCTCGGGCAGGGCTGGCGCGGCGGGGCGGTCGGCGTTGAGGAGGCGGCCGCTGTAGGTGGTGAGGCCGTCGCTGGATTGGTCGAAGGCGTAGAGGTAGAGGGTGGGATCGATGGGGCGCTGGACGGTTCGAAGGCCAAGGGCGGTGCAGGAGATTTGCATTCCGGCGCTCGGGGCGGTGTCGAAGGTGATCGTGCCGGTGGCTTCGGAGACGGTGTAGTCGGTGCCGGGGGTTTGGGTGACGCCGTTGAGGGCGACGAGGACATGCTCGGGATCGGAGCTGACGAGGCCGTCGATTGGGAAGGTGACGCTGGTGCCGTCGCCGATGCGGACCGTGGTGTTGATTTGCAGGCCGGGTGCGCTGGAAATGATGTAGCTCGAGAGGCCGGTGATCTCGGTGGCGGCGTGGGTGTGGACGGTGTCGGCTTTGGAAAGCTCGACCCACAATTTGAATGCGGGCGAGGCCGATGGATCGAAGGCGGCCCAGTAGCTTCCTGGCGGTGGATATCCGGGATTTGGCTCGCCGATGCGGATGTAGAGTTCGCCATTAAAACTGACGACTTGGCCTGGCGAGTAGTCGGCTCCGTTGTTGTAGGCTCCTTGGTAATCGACGGGCTCGGGCTGGAGGGCGGTGTCGGCCTTGGCGCCTTGGGCGGCGGTGGCTTTGCCGTCGATCTGGGTCTGGAGCGCGGCATCGGCGGCGATTCGCTCGGTGCGCTCAGTGTTGATGACCTCCACGGCTTCCGAAATCGAATCCAGCGCGGCGGGGTCGAGATTGGCGAGGAGGTCGTCTATGCGATCGTTGGCGGCATCGAGGGCGTCGCCGAGGCCGTTGATTTCGCTGATGGGGTGCGTGTGGGCGGAAGGTGCGAAGGTCGTTGGCTTGCCGGTGAGCGATGACCAATCGACGGGAGGTGAGACGGCGACGACGGCAGAGGCGAAATCGGTGATCTGCGACGCGGTGTGCGTGTGGGTGCTCGGCGGGAACTCGGTGGGCTTGTTCAGCACGCTTGCCCAAGTGGGCGGAGGCGCGAGCTGCGCGATGGCTTGGGCCGTCCGCAGGGGTGTCATCCATTTGTCGTTCGATAGACCGGCTTCGGCTTCGGATTGCGTGGCTTTGCCGTCGGGGAGCGCGGCGGGGGTGGCTTCGTCGCCGAGGATGACGCTGTTCTGGATTTCGACTTGGAGGGTCGCCGTGCGGAGGGCTTGCGTGGGGGCAGTCCACTTGACCTCGAGGTAGGCGGGGATGCTGTCGGGAGAAGATGAAAAGGCGGCCTCGACCGGCTGGGTATTGAGATCGAGGATGGTTTGGCCGTGGGCCGCCAAAGCGAGAAAGTTGGCGTCGGAGAACGAGGACTTGAGCGCGACGGTGGTCTGCGTGCCGGGGATCGCGGAGATGGCCACGCCGTTCTCGATGAAGATGACCTCGATGGGGACTTGATCGCGGCGTTTTAAGACGAGGGTCTGCAACGCAACATTCGACGCGGCGGACTTGATGAAGCGCCGGGCTTTGGTGTCGAGGAAGAGTTTCATGCCGCTGACAAGGCGGCGGGTGTCAAATCGGGAGGCTCTCCGAGTGTTTACTGGAGCGGCTCGGAGGGATCACACCGTGGCGGGCCAGAGTTTTTTTGAGCCGTAGTAGACAGAAGTGGCTGGGGTGGCTCCGGCATAGACGGATTGAGCAACCACAGCACCATTAAATAGCCGGTCTCGGTCGGCGATATTGAGCGTCAGCGATGAGGAAATCCCCCACCGCCATGAATCGTTTGTCGTTTCGGAGCTGGGAGTCACGGTGACGGTGAACGCCCCTTTGACGGTGGGCGTGCCAGAGATTAACCCCGTCGTTGCGTTGATAGAAAGCCCCGTAGGAAGCCCGGAAGTTTGCCAGTAAACAGACGGTCCGTCCACGAGCGATGGCGTTGCAGAAAAGGGGACTCCAACTTTACCAGAAAAAATTTGGCCGTCAGTGATCTTTGGGACTGTTATCAGTTCAGAAAAAAATGCAGGCGTATTTGCAGAAGATAAAAGTGTTTTTTTAGAATCATTTGCAAAAGAAAACTCTGTAGGATTATTAAATACAGGTAAATATGAATGCGAAAACGGAATTTCTGTCCAAGTCCCACTTGAAAAATAAAATACTTTGGCAGCAGTTGTTACAATTATTGTTCCGTCATAATTTATGTCTTCAACCGTCTGTCCACTCTGTAGCCCAGAAATTGCATTCCCCATTTGCGAATAGGAGGAACCATCGTAATTATAGACAATTATTTCGCCAGTGAGTGTCACTGCGAGACGGTTTGAAGCCTTAGCAAAAACAGCAGATTTTGCACCAGAAATGGTTTGCAACAAAGTCCAATTTGTTCCACTCCATTGGTAAATTTGTCCATTTGAAAGAGCGATCTGAGACCCGTCACTGTTAATTGCGTTGCTATTAAAAGAGCTGCTATCGCTATTTGCAAGGCTTGAGCCTTTTACCTGCCAACTTGAACCGTTCCATTGTCTAATAATAACTTGGCCAGAGCTACGATATGCAACGGTGTTGCCATCTGCTGAAATCGCTGGATTTGTAAAATTTAAATTGCCACTATTGCTTACAAGTAAAGTGGGGGTTGCCCCATTTCGCCACGCATAAAGTTTAAAACCAAACGAAGGTCCAAGACTTTCAGTCTCATAAACAAAAGATGATAAATCGGCAGAAGCCGCCAAATCTTGTCCGGTTTCGACATTAGAACTATACGAGCCAGTTACAATCTGGCTAAGGGTTAAACTTCTTGGTCCCCGTAAGATTCTGCCTTCGTCCTCAGATCCGAACTTAGGATCTCCAGCAACAAAAGACTCTCCATCGGAAGAAATAGCTAGCTTAGGGTAGCCTTCTACTCCCGATCTGGTGTAATATTGAGAATACTTTAAAGGCATATCAACCAGTTACAATATACAATGTTGTTGCGTTTGGTGTGGCGGGCAAAGCTGTAACAACAGCGATGGTGGTGAGGCCGCCAGAGATATTGAGGAGCCGCGAGTCGTTGCCCTGACAAAAAGTGCCAGCAGTCGTGCCGAATGATCCCGCCTGCAACACCCCATTGGTGCCAGTAATGACCGGAAGGCTCGCAGTCGTGCCGATTGCGCCTGCGTTTGTGATGTTTCCGTGGGTGTGGTTGCCTTGTGCAAAAGTTCCTGCTGCCGTGCCGAATGATCCCGCCTGCAACACCCCACTTGTTCCGGTAATGACCGGAACTCCGCTAGTCGTGCCGATCGCGCCTGCGTTGGTGATATTGCCGTGGGTGTGACTTGTCGGGGTGCGAGCGTCAGAGAGGCGGGAATCATTGCCCTGGCAAAATGTGCCAGCAGTCGTCCCGAAAGTGTGCGTGTGGTTGCCGAGAGATACCGTGCTTGAGGTCGTGCCTGTCGGGATGCGGGCAATGGCGAGCGTGCCGCTGGTGATGCTGGCCGCGTCGTGAGTGTGGGTGGCTGCCGCATAACTCCCTGCCGCCTGCTTGGAATCCAGCGCGGCTTCCAGTCCCGTCGTGTCGGCGATGGCATGAGTGTGGGCCTCCGGAGGGAATGTGCTAGGCTTATCGGTGAGGTCGTTCCATGAGGAGACGCCGCCTCCTCCTCCGCCACCACTCGGCGTTTGCGGCACCCAATTTGTTCCGTTCCATGTCGGCACTTGCCCTGTCGTCGCGCTGCTCTGCGTGAGATCCGAGAGCGGGTGCGTGTGCGCGCCGGTGCTGGCGAGCGCAGTGATCGCTTGGGCCGTTCGGAGGGGCGACATCCATTTCGTGTTATCCGCTCCAGCCTCCGCTTCGGATTGTGTGGCGAGAAAATCCGATGTCTCCGAGGTGTAAAAGATCGGGAGATTTGCCGGGGCGCCCTCATCACCGCGAATCACATCGTTGAAAATCGTGACCGGCAGGGTGAGCGAGGATCCCACCTGCGTGCCTCTCATCCATTGCAGCTCGAGCATGGCCGTGACGCTATCTGGCTCAGATGCGAAGAGCCCCTCGAGCGGTGCGGTGTTAAGGTTAAATTCTCCCTTGTAAAGGGTATCCGTGCCAGTTCCGGACTTCGACAGCGTGTCAGTGGCGAGGAAGTCGCCTGCGTAGTCCTCCGTGGCTTTTAAGCCGACACGAGCGACCGTGCCTGCGGGAAGTTCTTGCACGATTCCGGCGCGGAGAAATTGCACCTCGAAAGCGTCATTGTCGCGGCGTTTGAATTCCAGCCTCGTGAGCGACCTGGTGATCGTGGAAAAAAAACGGCGAGCGTCGAGATCGAGGTAAATGCGCATGGCTACTCTGGCGGGGTGGTGTCAAAGACAGCCTCCCACTTGCCGAGCGGGCAGCGTTCGGTGGCCATTCGGAGCTTTGCCCAGGTGGAGCAGCCGCACTTGCGGCAGCGGCCGGTGGCGTTCAGTGCGGCGGCATCCCACTCGGGGCAGGCGCGGCAGGTGGCTTCTCGGGTGGCGAGGATTTCGGGCGGCGTGGCGGCAAAGCCGGAGCGGGTAAAATTTGCAGCAGATAGTCCGAAGCGCGCTAATAACTCGGCGTGGTGGGCGAGAGTGGCGGCGGAGGGGAACACTAGCTGAATGAAATCGTGACTGGCAGAGGGTCGCCGAAAAAATTCACCGAGCGGTAAGCCTCTCCTTGGATCGTGATGGTGTCTGTTGATGCAAACGGCACCCCGGCGCATTCCTGCGGAGTGAGCGGCACTGGCAAGAGTGCAACGGTGTTGAAGCCGTTGTCCCCCAAGAAGCACAGGGTGCCGCCGCTGTAGTTAATCTCCCAAGACAATATTCCGAATGGTTGCTGGCCAGAGGAAGCCGAGGATCCATTCCACGGGCGGGAGAGTGAGTTGACGGCGACTTGCGTGGCCGAGGCGATGGCGGCTTTCACGGCGGCAGACATGGGGGAGCACTCGCAACTCCCGCCGCCTCCTTCACAACACGCGCAACCAACCGCGCGGAGGCCCCCGTCGGTTTTGATTTTGATGGCTCCGGAGGATGTGCGGCCGAGGGTCATGGGAATTTAACCACAGAGGACACAGAGGACACGGAGAAGGGCTGGGTTGGGATCATTTCAAATCCTCCGTGCTCTCCGTGATCTCCGTGGTGAAAAATTTCTTGTCGTGGGTTGCATCAGCATTCCTCCGTAGGCAGCCATGTAAAAGCCCCGCCAGTGAATGCAAAAATGTAGGTCTTCCCATCTGTCGGTGGCGGAGGGTTCAGCAGCAGGGTGCGCTGCTTCATGTTCGGGCCGGTGGCCACCTCGCGGGTGGCGAATGGCTGTGGCACGCCATCGACATTTGTAGTGGCATCGAGCGTGGCGGCGTGGAAATTTGCCATCAGGTCCGCCGCACTCAATGTGTAGGGGTAGCCTGGCGACCCGGGCTTGGCGGCGGTCTGCGCTTTCTGCACGAAATCGATGGGGAGCTTGGCCATTAGGTAAGCGTAGGCACATTGCCGATCGTGATCTCGACCTCATCGAGGAGGCCGTAGTTCCTGCGATTAACCGAGACGACTTGATCGGACCAGGAGATCTCGAGAGCCCCGCCGCTGGACGGGGCAGGATTCCCGAGAACGATCCGCTTGATCATAGTTTTTGCGGTGGATCCAGAGGCACTGAGGGTGGCCGAAGAGTCGCTGGCATTGATCACTTTCGTGGTGGTGATGGTGTCGGAAATCCATATCTCAGTAACTGTCCAGCGGTAGGTTTGGGTGATTTGCGAACCGCCCGAGCCGGAGGTGGTTTGCGTGGATTCGTAGCTTTTCGACAAATTGATCAACTCTGCTCCCTTGGTCTGGAATCCGGTCGAGTTTTTTTTGTCGTATTCCGTCCACTCGATCACGGCGAGGCCGTCTTCGTAGCGCACGGATGGCTCTGGAAAGGCATTGCCCGAGACGCTGAGCGCGGAGCTGACTTGATTGGCTTGGCAAGTGCGGCGCCAGGATGACTCGATGAGGCCGGAGCGGAAGACCCGCTCGGCGGTTTGCACTTCGACATAGTTGAGGCCATACCAGTTCATAAAAAATCAGGCAGCAAGAGCGGGGGTTGGCAGGCGGGGTTCGATTTTTTCGAGGAGGGTTTTGATCGATGTGACGAGGCCCTCGAGGCCGCCTGCGCCTTTTTTGTCCGAGCCTTTGGCTTCGGCGGCGGTCTTGCCGGATTGGCCGGGCTTATCCACGGCGTCTTTGCCTGCCATGCGGTCGCGGAAGGATTTTGTGTTTTCGGCCAGGCGGTCTTTCAGCGATTTTGGCGCGGCGTCTTCGGCGGGTTTGTCGGCGTCTTTTTTAGCGAAGCGCTCGCGGAATGCGGCTTTGCCTTCGGCCATTCTTTGGGCAAGTGGCTTGGCGGCTTCGGCGGCGGCGGTTTCTTTCTCTGCGGCTCGGCGGGAGATGCTCTCTTCGCGGCGGGCGATGCGACCGGCGGCGCGCTCGGCTCCGGCAAAGTCTCCCCTGCCGATGGCCTCCTGCGCGCGCTTGGTGTCGCGGCCGCCACGGTCCACGGCATCCTTGGCGCGGGCTTCTTCGATGGACTTGAAGAGCTTCGCGGATTCGGAGAGTTCTTCTTTGGCCTTCGCGGCTGAGCCCGCGACTTTATCGAAAGACCCTGCGATGGCTTCGGCATCTGTGACCGCTCCGGAGGTGCTTTTATTAGCGGCATCTGCCGAGGTGGCGGATTTCTCGAAATCCTCGCGGAGCTTTTTGCCGGACTCGGTGACAGCGGCCAATTTCTCGGAGGCCACGGTCATGGAGTCCTTCGCGCCGAAGAAGTCCTTGTCGCTCTTGTCGAGGCTGTCCACGAGCTTGCCGAATTCATCTTTGGCGCGGATAGATCCATCCACGATCTTCGCGCCATATTCGTCGGAGACCGCACCGAGCCCGGCGCTGATCTTGTCGAGTGCGGAGCCACCGGCTTTTTCAAAGGATGTCTGAAAAGTGTTTCCGCCATTGTTCATCACCCCGGCGAGCGCGCTGTCGAGCTTGCCGGTCACGAATCCAATCGGGTCGGACATCGCGGATTGGAAATCCTGCGCCACCGCGCTGAGGACGCCCGAGAATTTGGTCGTGAAAAAATCCACGACATTCGAAATGGCGGAGCCTAGCCAGGTCTCGAAGGCGGTAATGACGCCGCGAATGGCATCGATGAAAGCCTTCGAGCTGTCGATAAATGCCTTGATGAGCGTGTTCCCAAGAACGCCCGAGATAATGCCGGGCAGGTCGCTCGAGAAAAAGGCGGAGAGGAACTTGCCTGCATCGATGAGCGCATTGAGGTAGTTGTTCCCAGCAGTCTTCACGCCAGCGATGAGGGCCGCGCCGAGGGCTTCGATGGCTGGCATGGGGGCTTGAAACGCACCGATGAGGAAATCCGCAACACTCATCACCTGGCTCATGAGTTTCTGCCCCCAGCCAGCGGCATCGACGCCGGTCAGCGAAGTCGTGAAAGCATTCAGCGCGGGCAGGGCAGACTCAAGGAACCCGGCGGCGAATTCCATCGTCTTGTTTTTGATGGCTGAAAAGTTGTCACCGAGGGAGTCCATGGCGGAGGCGCTGCGGTCCATCACGCCCGGCAAGCTGCCGAGTTGGCCTTTGGCTCCATCGATTTCGCCAGCGAAATTATTGAGCATTGGCAAAAGCTCGCCGCCGGATTTTCCGAAGACTTCCATTGCGGCGCGTGCGCGCTCGGCGGGGTCGGAAATGCCGGCGATTTGCTTGGCGAAAACCTGCATTTGCTCCGTCGGGGTCTTGCCTTCCAAGTCCTTCATGGAAATCCCAAGGGCGCTCATCGTTGCCGATTGCTCCGCGCCCCCGGCAGCGGCTTCCGCCATGAACTTTTGAAGTTTGTTGATGATGGTGCCGACCTTGTCGCCGCTGACTCCGGTGTTTTCAAAGGCGCGCTGGAGCACCAGGAGATTCCCGGCAGATTCTCCGGTGCGGGAGGAAAGATCATTGAGCTTGCCGCCGAGATCGATGGCTTGACCAAAACCATCCACGACCGCACGAGCTCCGGCGGTGGCAGCCTCGACGGCCATCATGCCGACTTTCACGGCTGCACCGGCGACAGCGGCAGCGGCGCCGATCTTGCCGAAGGACAGGTCGAAGCCTTTGGAGGCCTCATCGGCTTTTGATCCCAGCTTACTGATAGATTGCTGGATATTTCTGATGCCCTGCTCGATGCCGTCTGTCTCGGCTCCGATTTTGACTGTGATTGCGGATCCTTCGGCCATGGTTATGCGGTGGCCTTGAGGCCGGGGTATTTAGCGGCGATGTCGCTGGTTTTTTTAAAGACTCCAAGGCGGAGGTTTTTCTTAAAGAAGTTCGTGCGACCTCGCATGGCGGCGCGGATGGCATCGCGCACGCTGGGGGAGTAGGTGCGTGAGTTGGTGATCTGGATAAAAAACGAGGATCCGTCCTGCTTCTCGGAGGCCTCGGCGTCTTCCGGGTAGTCGCCTTTTTTTGTCTTGGCATTGGCGACATAGGAAGGAACTGAAATCGTGATGCCTAATTTCTCAGCGACCTGCATCCAGCTTTTCTTTGCGAGTCCGCGAGCACCCTTGGTTATCGCAATTTCATCTTTGATTTGCTTCTGAATCGCCGCCCACACCGCGCCTGGGAGTTTCCAGCCTTTCGGTGCTGGTGGTGTCCACCAAGAAGGGCTGCGCCAATCGCGGCTGGTGTTTGTGAGGTAGGTTTTTCCGTTTACGGTTCGGACGCGGGTTTCTTTTACACTTTGCTCGATGAGCTTGACCTGGGCTGCTTTAGTTTTTTTCACCGCCGCCTCGAGGATCGACTGGGTCTCGGCGCGGATGATTTCTTGAAACGAAGCGCCGGTGATCTTGGCCATCTCCCGCATGGCGCGGGTGAAATCGCTAGCGACGACATTGAGACTGGCGGAGGCTTTAGACATCGAGTTTTTGGAAGGCGCTTTCTATTGCCGCGAGGGAGTCAAAATCCGCGTTCGGATTGCGGCGAAGATAAAGGCGAGGAACGCCATGCTGGAATGCATCGGCGTCCAAAATCTGGAGCCCGGCAGCAAAGGGGACTTCCCACATGATTTGCTGGAACCCCCAACCGGTGATGCTTGCGAGACGGTAGACATAAGAGGCAAGCCAGTTGGGGGATGCTACTCCCCCGAGGTTGGGGCTCCGGCAGAGGGGTTCTTGGCCTTGGTCTCGGCGGCGTTCACGCGATCCCAGGCGGCTGAGACGAGTTTCGAGAGTTCGTTTTGATCGTCGAGGTCGGCGATGTTCTCGAGCTGCCAGCGGCGGACGGCGCGGTTGAATTCTTCGGGGTCGCTGTCCACGGCGAGGACATCCTCGATCGGCGCGGTGTGGACGAATGCGAAGGCGGCGACGAACCAGAATTCATCGCGTTTCTCGAGGAGGTTCGAGCGGATGATGCTGATCGTGCCGGGGACGCAAGGGCGGAGCTTGAACTTGCCGACGCGCTTGGTGCCGTCGCGCATGGCGGCTTCGCGCAGGGCTTCGTCGTCGGTGAGGAGGTCGGGGTCGGGTTGGGTT